ATTGGCAAGGTTACTAAGAACGCTATGAGTCACCACTCTAAGTACGCTGACCTTAATGCTATCCTTAGCACTGTTGAGCCTGTGCTCTTAGAGAATGGCTTGCTACTTATTCAACCTATCCAAGGTAACAGTGTGTGCACTCAGATAGTAGATATTAACTACTCAGGTGCAATGATTGAATCATGTATGGAATTACCTCAAGGTATCACACCACAACAAATGGGGTCTGCCATAACCTACTATCGTAGGTACACCCTTCAAAGTGCTCTCTCATTGCAGGCAGTGGATGATGATGGTCAACAGGCATCTAAGGAGACACCAACTGAGACTAAAAAAGAGTCATTGTCAGATGCACGTTTCAAGGCTGCTCTTGAGTCAATCAATAAAGGTGAGTTCACAACTGATCAATTGAAAGCTAAGTTCTATTTAACCAAAGAACAGGAGGCACAACTATGAAATGGAGGCCATCACAATTAGGTAAGCTCATGACTAACTCCAGGAGTAAGTCTGAGCTCTTGTCTGAGACTGCTAAGTCTGAGATTAGAAAAATTGCAAAACAGGACTTCTTTGGATACAGCTCAGATATTAAGACTAAGCCAATGATTAAAGGAACTGATTGGGAGCAGGATGGTATTGACTTACTCAATGAGGTTCGTTTCACTAAAAAGTACAGTAAGAACACAATCAGAGTAACTAATGAGCTAATGTCAGGGTGTTGTGACATCTTACTTGATGAGGTGATCATTGACATTAAGAGCTCCTGGTCATTAGAAACCTTCCCGGCAACACCATCCGAAGGTGAGAACTCAGATTATGAGTGGCAAGGTAGAGCATACATGTGGCTCTATGATAGGCCATCATTTGAGTTAGTGTATACCATGTATGATACAGATGATACTCTGCTCACTGATTGGGATAACAAATCAATTCATAAGGTCAAACACATACCTGCACACCATAGGGTAACTGTGTTAAGATATGAGAGAGACTTAGCCATTGAAGAACAGATAAAAGAGAGATTAATAGCATGCTCTGAATATTATGCTCAATATGTAAATGAATTAAATAATAAATAATGTCAGATTCAACAATCAAAGGAGCTATCAAGCTCATCAATCCGATCAAAGTAATCAGTGATAAATTCTCAGTGAGAGAGTTTGTGGTAACAACCCCAGATGAAAAGTATCCACAGGATATACTATTCCAAACAGTCAACGATAAGATGGCTGTATTAGAGTCATTGGGTGTAGGTCAGCAAGTGGAAGTATCATACAATGTGAGAGGCAGGGAGTATGCTGCACCGGGTAAACCTGTGAAGTATTACAATACTCTTGATGCATGGAAAATTGAGGTAACAGGATCTAACCCATCACAGCCAAGTACACAACCAATAGAATTAGACGATGACCTCCCGTTCTAAGACTGTGTACATCAAAGATGGTGAAACACTCACTGACTCAATAAGAGCTGAGCTATTTGATAAGCTATCAAGGAGGTATAAAGTTGTTCACCTTGCAGAGGATGTTGGAGTGGATAAGTTTCAAATGTACCGCTTCATGCATGGCAATGAGGTAACAGGTAAGTTTTATGATAAGGTGTTTAAATACTTGATGAAATGAACTACTTAGTAAGAATAATGATCTACATTGAAGGGCAGTACCACACCCCTCAATCAATACTTGATAAGATTAACAACTGAGGCTCGGCAGCCAACAGGGGAGTATAACAGCTCCCCTTTGTCATGTTAATAACTTTTATTATCTTAGCACCATGATAGGATATTTAACTCCATTAGTAATCTCCTGGTGGTTCACTCACTTTGAACCATTACAGAACTACATAGATAACAAGCTCAACCTCCCAGATTGGCTACATACTTCACTTGGCTGCTGGAAGTGTCTCAGCTTCTGGGGGACTTGGGCATACTCACAATCATTCACTGTGGCTTGTGCCACATCACTCACAGCTGTATGCTTGAACAAACTGATATACAACTCATAGACACCATCCTCAATCAACCTGAGGAGAAGGTGCTCACTAAGAGAAGCCTTATACAACTACAACAAGTTAAGAACAGAGTTACAGGACAAAGAGATAAGGAGTGTTTCTGTGCATCAGTACGCAGGAAGGTATGGCTCAAAGACTTCACTCAATGGTATGAAGGAGCACTTGGATAGATATCTCTCTCGTAACTACCTTGAGGTGCTCAAGTACACTCGACATTTCTTAGATGTGCTCAATATACCAACCTCAATAGATGCAGATGCAGTTATTAACAATGCTTACCTACACTGTGCAGGACTCAATGCTCAAGATATGACAGAGGATAAGGCTAAGAGCTATCTACTCAACACTATTAAGTGTGATCTTATCTGGACTCAAGGATCTAAGACTAAGAAACAGGACTTATACAGGTCTCAAGAGTACACAATGGATGTCATTGATGACCCTACTGACCTGGAGCATAAGATTGAGATAGAAGATAGGTACAACTTTAAAAAGGCTCTTGTTGAAATATACAGAACAGAACAAAAAGACAGGATAAAAAAGATAGTATTTGAGGCATATTATGACAAAGGGCACTCAACTCAGACTGCACTCGCTAAATATTTTAACATCAACAGTACATCTGCCTACTTCCTTATAAAAGAAATTAAAGAAAATATTAATCAAATACAATATAGGTATGAGGAATGCTAATTTTTTAGGCTTAATGACTTACATAATGGCATTTGGAGTAGTAATGGCACTGTGGAATGAAAACACATATTTGCTATTTAAGTTATCAAGCATTACCTTAGCACTATATTTAGTATTTATAATAGTTAAAGAATATGAGCAATTTTAAAATTAAAACAGAATACATTGACAAAACTGTCAGAGTATATGATCGCATCTTAGGACAACGTTCTATCGTAGTGGCTAAGATTGATATGAGCAAGGTGAAGTACTACCAATCTATTGGACTATCTTACCTATTCGAGGAAGTGCCTACAGTTATCAAATATGAGGCAGTTGAGCCACCTATCCCAGCTGAGTCAGTAGAGGTAGCACCTAAAAAGAAACGTAAGAAAAAACCTGCTCAAGATGGGCAAGCATAAATACATAGAGACTCCTGAGAAAATGTGGGAGCTATTTGAATCTTACAGAGATTGGTGCAAAGCTAATCCAAGATATCAATACTCACTTTCTACTAAAACAGGGGAGGCTACTGCTATCCCATTGGAAAGACCACTTATTTTTGAAGGGTTCTATAATTATTGCTATGATAAGATAGGATGTATAGATCAGTATTTTGAAAATAGAGATAGGAGATATTCTGAATATGTTGCCATCTGTTCGCGTATAAAGAGAGTTATCAGAGAGGATCAGATTACAGGCGGCATGGCAGGGCAGTACAACCCTTCCATCACTCAGAGATTAAACAACCTAACTGAAAGGGTAGATACGACCACTCAAGGTCAAGCTATCAATGAGGTTAAGGTTAATATTATAAAGCCTACTTAATATATATATAGTAAGATAGGTTAATTGTCATAATACTAAATATAGTGTTATAGCTTAACTATTGCCTAAAAATGGAGATTAATAGCACAGTCATATTTGAAAAGAACTTCAATGCTCTCAACTCAGAGCAAAGGTTTATAATCAATGAGGGCGGCTCACGTTCATCTAAGACTTACAGCCTTTGCCAGTTGGTCATAGTTTACTGCCTACAGAACAGAAACAAGGTGGTGAGTATCATACGTAAGACCTTCCCTGCACTCAGAGCCACAGTGATGAGAGACTTCCTTGAGATCATGAAGAGCCTTGAGATATACGATGTTAACAAGCATAACAAGAGTGAGCATATCTATTCCTTTGACAATGGATCTATAGTTGAGTTCTTTTCAGTGGATGATGAGCAAAAGATAAGAGGTAGGAAAAGAGACCTGGCATGGTGCAATGAGGCTAATGAGTTATACTATGATGACTTCACTCAGTTGAACATGAGAACAGAGGGTAAGCTAATCTTTGACTACAACCCATCTGAGTCTAACTCATGGCTGTATGAACTTCCATCTGATGAGTCAATACTAATCAAGTCAACCTACAAGGATAACCCATTTCTACCTGAGTCTATTAAGAAACAGATTGAGGACTTGAAGCGAACCGATGAGGCACAGTATCAAATCTATGCATTAGGGGAGAAGGCTATCTCCAAGAGTAACATCTACTCCAACTGGACCTTTGTCAAACATAGACCTGCTAAGTTTACATCCTTTGTCTATGGTCTTGACTTTGGATACAATCACCCCACTGCATTGGTTAGGGTATATTGGAGGGATAAGGATCTATACATTGAGCCTGTAATCTATGAGAGCTATTTGACTACCACTGATCTCATTGCACGTATGGAACAATTAGGTATAGAGAAGAGTATCAACATCCTTGCTGACTATTCAAGACCTGAGATTATTGCTGAGATAGACAGAGCAGGTTACTATATTGAGAATGCAAACAAGGTAGTCAAGCAAGGTATTAACAACATCAAGTCCTTTGGTATATTCTGTGAGGACCATCCTCAACTTAAGAAGGAGTATGAGAATTACAAGTGGAAAAAAATAGGTGATACAATTACAGATGAGCCGGTCAAGTTATGGGATGATGCAATGGATGCCATCCGATATGCTGCCACTCATATCAAGGAGGAATACTTTACAGATGACTCATATATGTCCTTCTAACAGGATGCCAACTGAAATACAATATAGGTATGGCAATGACAATCATAGCAGAACCTCAAGATTTCACTCCTGCTTACAATGAGTGCAAGTTCATAGTTAACTCAACTAATGTCAACAATGATGGCTTCCGATATATCTTTGAGATATTTGAGTCAGGCACATCAAACAGGATAGGATACTACAAGGCACTGCCTACCTATGGCACAGGATATGGGGAGCAGGACTTGAGCAAGCTATTGAGCAACATGGTAAGCTATGACTTCAATCCCACAATCACAACCTTTTATGATGCGGCTAACTCATATTACAAGTTTGATGTAAAGATAGGTGAGGAGTATATCTACACATTATCTTACACAGCTTCATTGGTGAACAATGGAGGCAATGTACGTATCACAGCAACGCATGCCTTTCAAGTTGGTGATCAGATAAACATAACACAGGCAGACTTAGGTGTGGCTAACCCGGGAGTGGAAGGATTGCACACAGTGATAGCAATCACAGGTACAACTAACTTCACTATCAATGCTTTATGGTCAGAGGTAACAGATGCAACCATTAATGGGAGTATCAAGTATGCTGACAATAGGAAGGATATCAACCTCAATGAGATTAGCACCTTAGATAAGTATGTATTTAATGGAGCTATTCCTTGGATAGATATGCCATTCTATGATCAGACTGACTACACACTTAATAACACCTCTGGACTGTGGCTCACTGACCAACCTTTGAACTTTACATGTACACTTGGTCAGGACTTATGGCTCAACTTCAAGGATGTGGGCATAGCATCTAACAAGAGGGTGTACTTTATTAATGATGACGGGGATGTGTTCTACAAGTCAGTGAGTGGACTTGACTATATTAAAGGCGTGGCAGTTGGTCCTAATAACTATGGCTCACTTACCTTAGTGAGTGGCACTGCTCCACTTGTAAAACAAGATACTAAGTGGTACACAGTAACTTATCGAGATGGCTCTCCAGGATTCATTGACCCTAAATCAGTGAGTTACAAGGTGAACATAGATACAAGGACATTAATCTCTGAGAGTCATATCTTATTCTTAGATAGGATGGGCTCATGGGGTAGCTTTGCCTTCCAACTTAAGAGCTATGAGAAAGGAACTATCAAGAGGGATACCTACAATAAGGATGTCCCGGGATATGTCACCTCATCTCAATGGAAGTATAAAACTTATGAACAAGGTCAAGTTAATTTCAACACTCAAGTAGTTAAGACATACGACCTCAACACTAACTGGATGAGTGAGGCAGAGGGTACATACTTTCAGCAGTTGTTAACTTCTCCACAAACCTATGTTAAAAACGTAGTGTATCGTATTACAGAGGACTTGGATAATCTTTATGATGAGAGTGGATGTATCATACATATCCCTGAGTCAACTGAGTATGTGAGCTGTAATGTACTTAACACAAACTTTGAGGTATATAAGCAACGCAACAACAACCTAATCAAGCAGTCAATCCAAGTAAGGTTATCTAATAACGACATAATCAATGGTTAAGATAATACTTGAGACAGGAGTCTTAGATGTATCTGAGAAGACTAATTTTCCGATAACATTTAACATTGGTGACATTAGAGATTTAACATCTCGCAAAGGAACTTTCTCCAAAACCATTGTCCTTGAGGGAACTAAGAACAATCATGAGTTGCTTGGCAACTACTATGATGTAAATATTCAAGCAGGAACATTTAACATCAACACGTTGACTCGATGTCAAGTGATACAGAATGGAGTGCCTATCTTAGATGACGCATTATTGCAGTTGGTAAGTGTTAATAAGTCTCAGTACACTAATGCTTATGAGGAGGAGGTTAACTATACTGTATTGATTAAGGATAGCAGAGCTGAGTTTTTTAGTGCTATCACTAATGCTAATCTTGATGACTTAGATTTCTCAGACTTAGATCATACATTCTCATCAACTGATATAGCAGCTACATTCAGCAACACTGTAACAGATGGATATAAGTACGTAATGCCATATTGCACAGGTACTAATGTCTATCAAGCTAATGAGTTCAAACCTGCTATCTATGCTCAGACTTACTTTGATAGGATATTCGCTGTGGCAGGATTTACATACACTTGGGCAGGATTAACAGATGCTCACTTTGATAAGTTGTTAATACCTTACAATGGGGATGTTAATAACTTTGATTACAATGACTATAGAGTTGAGGCAACAAACACTTGGACAACAAGTTATGTACAGGGCACAGGAGTGAACTATACCTTCCAAGAGGATATTGACTCAGGATGGACAGAGGTGATTGACACTCAGAATTTATATGACCCTTTAACAGGGGAGTACAGTTCACCATTTAGCACTAATGCTCTTGCAGGTGAGAACTATACATATGAGCTACAGATTGGAGGCAGTATCATCCTTGACAATAATAGTGGAGGTAATGCTGTACTTGAGTATATCGTAGGTGGATACATAGTTAAAAATAAATATAGGGTATTTGCTCAGGTATATGTGGCAGGGCTTGGCAACTTGAAAGTTTATGGCACAACAAGTGGAGTAGCTTACTATCCTGCAGCATCACCATTACCAACAGGCAACACTACTGTGTTGACCTTTGCTGAATCTCTTAGCATTCCTGCATTAACAAATGACCCTTTCAACTTAGCAATAGACCCTAATGACATACAGATATTATCTATAGGAGTTGAGGTAACTCAGACCTATGGTAGTGCTAACAGTAATGGAGCTAATATTTGGATTGCAGCAGGTGGCGGTTTCACTCCTGTTGATGTCAATGTTGTTTTGAACTTAGCATCTATCAACATGGTGATATTGCCAAGTCAAAATGTGCAGACTACAGGAGGTACTCTAATCATGAACTCTTATGTGCCTGTAGAGATTAAGCAGTCTGATTTTGTTAAGTCAATATTTCAGATGTACAACTTATATGTTGAGCAAGATATTGACAATCCATACAACCTTATCCTAAGACATCGAGATGAGTATTACGACTCAGGAGCTGAGAAGGATTGGAGTCAGAAGTTAGCTAAGGATAAGGCTCAAGACTTGATGTTCCTTCCAGATGTAACTAAGAAAAAATTAAAACTCACCTATGCACCTGATGAGGATACACCTAATGTGTTATACACTCAGGCAACAGGAGAGATTTATGGTCAGATAGAATACACCTTTGACAATGAATATGTTAAGGATGTAGATACTAAGGAGTTATTATTCTCACCTACTCCTGTGGAAAAAACATTATTTGGAGCTTATGTTCCTTCGATAAATGGAGCTGCACCTAACACTAACATCCGCATATTGTATGATGGAGGATTAGGTACATGCCAACCTTTTGACATCATAGACTTTGGCACAACAGGAGAGATAGGCTTGACTGACTATCCTATGATTGGTCATTTCAATAATCCATTGTATCCTACATTTGATATTAATTTTGGCACGAATGATTACTACTTTTATGAGGTAGCAACTCTGACAGCTAACAACCTGTATAACTTATATTGGAGAAGGACTGTTAATCAAATCAATGTAGGTAAAATGTTGATAGGTTACTTTGACTTGAATGAGGTTGATATACAATCTTTAAAGCTCAATGATAAGATTTACATTGATAACTCATGGTGGAATATAAACAAGATTCAAGATTACAATGCTAACAACAACAGCCTCACAAAGGTAGAGTTGATAAGTATTGATACTGAGATTGACTTAGCACCTTATAAGACTGCAGGCGGCAAGCCTATTGGAGATACTATTGTGGCAATTGGTAATAATGAGGTATTCAAGAAGAGTGCTCAAGTTAATAATGTAGTGGTGCCCGGATCAGATGTTCTAATCTTTGGTAAGGGTAATGCTGTGAGTCCGGGTGTTAAGGGTGTAGTGATTGGTGATGGCAAGATACTTGAGCATGATGGTATGGTAGTACCTAACTTGACTGTGACTGAGAGTATCAATGGTGCTCCTGTTGTAGGGTATAAGAGATACATAGCTTTGATTAGTCAGACAGGAATATTAGACCCAACAGTAACTGTACTTGAGAACACAATAGGTGATATAGTTTGGACTCGTGCAGCAGGAGGAGTATATCAAGGATATTTAAATAATGCTTTTATTGATGACTTTAAGACTTATGTGAACATACAACAAAACTTACAGAATTTAGGTGGTGTTAATTACATTACTTGGTTTGATGGAAGTACAATACAGATTGATACATTAGATGCAACTTTTACATCAAATGACACATTATTACTTTACACAACTATTGAAATAAGATATTATGAATGAAGTTGAAATACCATTAAAGATAACCGGCATTGGTGCCATCAAAGCTGAATTAAGAGAACTCAAAGGACAGATAGCTGATGCTACTGATCCAGAGGTTATGACTGCTTTGGCTCAAAGGGCAGGGGAGCTAAAGGATAGGCTTAAGGATGCCAATGAACAGATTGCAGTATTTACTACTGGCTCAAAGTTTGAAGCGGTAAGTACATCATTTGGACAGATAGGAAGCGACCTTGCATCTTTGGACTTTGAGGGAGCGAGTGAGAAGGCATCAGTATTCGCTAAGAACTTAGGCAACTTGAATCCTGGTGATTTGACAAAGGGCTTCAAGTCATTTACAAGCATGATCACAACTGTTGGCGGTGCATTTGTTAAGTTAGGAGCAACCATCTTAATGAATCCTATCTTTTTATTAGTGGCTGTAATCACTGCTATTGTTGTAGCCATTGGTATATTCTTAAAAAAGATTGGTGTACTTGATGCCATCTTAGAGGCAATAATGATCCCTATCAATGCAGTGATACAAGGCTTTAAGGACTTGACTGATTGGATGGGTTTAACAGATAATGCAGCAGAGGAAAATGCTGAGGCAGTTAAAGAGGCAAGTGAGAAAAATAGAGAAAGCCTCAAGGCAGAAAGTCAAGCAAGGCAGGAACTATATAACCTTACTAAGGACTTAAGTGATGAGGAGATAGCTGCTATTGAGGAAAAGTTAGGGATCCAGATAGACACAAGTCAAAGTATATTTGACCTTAAGAGGGAACAGATAGAGGGAGACATGGCTATTAATCAAGCTGAGATTGACTCATTAAACTTAAAGAAGGAACTTACAGAAGAGGATAAGAAGAGATTAGCTGACTTGACTAAAACTCAAGCAGACCTCGCTAATCAACAAGTTCAGAATGAGATAAACAAGATTAACGCTATAAGGAATCTCAATGTCAGCTTAGATAAGCAGATTGAGTTACTACAGGCCAAGCAAATCAAGGGAGAGTCTGAGCGTGCTAAGGCAATGCTTGACATCCAACAAAAGGAGGCACTTGCTAAGGTAGAGCAACAGATTAAAGAGGCTCAGCAATTAGGTGATAGCACTGCACTTGCTAAGGCTCAGCAGTTAAAGAACTTGATTATCCAGGACTTTAAGAGACAGGAGTTAGAGATAACTAACAAAGGAAATGCAGCAGTATCTAAAGCTAACGTAACAAGTGTGGGCAACACTAATAAAGAGGTAAAGAATAAATATTCTGAGGCTCTTGCTGACCTACGTAAAAAGAATGAGGTAGCTTTGCAAGAGGCAGAGAATGCAGGTAAGTCAGAGCAGGAACTTAGGGAATTACGCATAACACAACTTGAAGCTGAGAGAAAATATTTGTTTGATAACCTTGCTAAAATCTATAAAAAGGAAGTTGATCAAAAGGCAGCACTCGCAAAGATTGACAATGACCTTAAGAAAGCAAGAGATAAGAATGCAGCGGATATAGAGAAGGCAGAGAATGAGGAGTTAATTGCAAGGCTAAAAAGAAAAGAACTTAATGCAGCAGATGATATTGCTAAATTTGAGGCACAAAAGGAACTACTTGCAGCAGAGGCAAAGATAAAGATGGACTCACTTGAGGTAGGCTCAGAGGAGAGAGGATTGCTTGAGGATGAGACTGCTAAAAAGTTAAAAGAAATTGATGATCAAATCACAGTTAAAAAGATTGAGAATCAACAAAAGATTTTAGCAGCTGCACAACTTACAGCAGAGACTAAATTATCTAAGGAAGCCTTTGAACTTGAAAGATTTAAAGGTACTAAGGAGGAAGAGATTGCAGCAAATGAGGCATTTCTTAAAACTACATTAGATACACTTGATGCTCAAAGAACTGCTGAGCTTGCAGCAAAAGACTTATCAGAGTCAGAGATA